CGCTTGCTTGCTTATTGGCCGGGCTGGCGTCGTTAAACTTGGCTTGGTACTCCTTGTACTCGGCAAGTTTTTCTACGACGGTTTCAATCAGCGCGTACGGTCCGTTATTGCCAAAATGCGCTTTATTCGTGGCGGCTTGCTTCTTCAGCCAAGGATAAACCTCAGCAAGCTTTGTCAGCACAGCCACGCCCTCGTCGCCTAGTCGCAGGCCGGCTTGTTTCACCGCATCGCCGAAACGCATGTTGCCGGGCGCGCGAAAATAAGTGGCAAGCTCGTCCATCGCCTCAGCGGCTTTGCTGTAAGCAACTGTGGCCACTCGCCGCAGCTCTTCTAGGGCGCGCTTTTCTGCCTGTTTCTTACTGTAACCACGCATAGCCTCGGCATGCTCGTCTCGAGGCGGAGCAATCCACGTCTTCTCGGGTAAAGCGATTAACGCGGCCGCTGCCTTCTCCATTACCGCTTTACGACGCGATAAAAAGCCAACGGGAGAAACCGCATACTCTGTCGACACAATCGAATTCGTTGCGATTTCAGCAGATGTCTTTACACTCTTCGGGTAAAGCGCGTCCATGATTACGTCGGCGTCTGCTAGGTTGAAGTCGGCAGCTTTTTCGTGCGCCGAATCTCCGCTTTCGCGCTGTTTCGTCGTGCGGCCGGTGTTATACGCGTGCACCATCAAATTGATATGGCCAGCCGGGATATTTTCATCGCCGGCCACTTTGATAATAGCGGCGTTTGGCGTTTCGCCGGAATTCACAAGCTCTGCGGCTTTTTCGATCGCCGCGAGAAGCTTGTTTTCGGCTTCTTTGCTAAGTGGCTGCATGCTTTATTCTCCAGGAAATCTTAACTCTTCAAGCAGTGGCTGATTTTTAAGCTTCCCGCCGGCCGCTACGACCATTAATTCATCACTGCGCAATTCTGCGGCGTTATTATCAAAGGGTACCATTTTATCCCCTGCGGAATCCAGCTTTGTGCCTACTTTGAATGGCAGAGCCGCCAGCATCGCGCCAATATTCTGCACAATTCCGACGTGTGCGCGCTCTGCATTTTGCGTGGTTCTCTCAATTTCGACGTATTTAACGTAGGCGTCGAGGAGCGGCAGTTGTGTATGCGTATTGATCGGCACCGTCAGAGCCGCCACAGCCGCCTTATGTCGCATAGAGTTAATTGCAGCTTCTTGGAAGAATTGTGACACGTCTTCTGGGCGTTGCGGTTTTGCCAGCGTACTGAATTTACCAATCATGGCATCTAGTACATGCGAACCACCGCGATAACCGAAAAGCTTCCAGAGTAAATCATACTGCCGCTCGGTTAAACCGCGCGCAACTGCATCGCCCATGACCACGTTTGAAATGTAGTTAACCTTGTCTAGCTTTTCGCGTACATTAAAAAATACAGCTTCGTACGCTTCTATTACAGCCGGGTCGCAGCCCACTTTTTTGGCTATGGATTCGTCATCTTCGTTTGCAAGAATGTGCGCCTCAATCGCCCAACGAGTCGGCGCGCGCTCTTCGGCCCAAATTGAGTGCGCCCAGAATAGTTCCTTATCGGCGCGCGCAAGCGCAAAAATAGCCTGCGGTCGAGTCGCGGCTAATGCGTGTCGTCTTTTTAGTCGCAGCGCTCGCCGGATCCACGCGAAGCCGTCGCCGCCATCTATGACGCGCGAAGGGCGTTGGCCGCCGGCGTCTACCTGCATTGCCCGCAGCCATCGCCAGTGCGGCGCGCGCATCGGATTGTCGCGTAGCGCGTTTAGCATGCTAATAGCCGTAATTCACAGGACAGCCCGGAGAGCGCCAGCGCTGGATCGTTGGGTCGTAAAAAAATATCGCGTCTTGGTTTGGATAGATTACTCGGGCTGTGTTGCCGGGCAGCACAATTCTATTTGCGGCCTCGCTTTGCGCGGACTGCGGCACAACTGTGATGTTGTTCAGCGAGACGTTAATAATTCGGTGCCACGTGTGCGCCGCACCGCCGCTAAACCCGGTGATTGTAGCCGCACCTATTGTGTTTAACCGCAGCATGTTTGCTGGTTGCGCTAAATAATTGCTAACAACGCCGGTAATTGTTCGCGTGGCCCATGTAAAACTTATGTAATTGTCGGCGTCCAACCGCCCGGCTAACGCCGCGGGCAAGCCCGAGATATCTGACTGCGTCAGCGTTACTGCGCCAACCTTGCCGGCAACAGATGCAACTGGCGCAAGTGTCGCGATATAGCTAGCCGCAACGGATTTAGCTGTCGGCGGCGTTGTTGTCGTATCTAAAACAACAAGTAGGTCGTTACCGCTAACGCTTACGGCGTCCAACAAATCTGTAATGCGTGTATTGGCCATGTTAAAGCGTACAAATTAATAGTGTCAGTCGATTTTGCGATTAAACGGCATAACCCACGCTGTAGCGCCAACACCGCGCAAACACCGCGTGCGGCTGCGTGGCGTCAAACAGCCGAATGTTCCAACCACGCTCGTCGCGGTCTTCGACAACTAAGTCGTCTTTGAGAAACAACATCCCGCTGTTTCCCGTTTCGCTCCACGAAATATAGAGCCGCCGCGGCGAAAAGTGCGTATTTGTGTGCCACCCCTGACCACCACCGGGAGGATACAACCAACTGCCCGTTACACCGTCCGCCCTGCCGTCGCAATACAAGTTTTTGGCCGAACTGTTGGCGGAAATGTTTGTCGGCATTTCAAATAGTGCGTCAAGCACAAACGCAGGGTCTTGCACGCGTACCCATCCAGCGCTGGGCGGCAACTCCGGAACGGCGGGTAGGGATGCTTTAAGCCACATATGCAGAAAAACCAGTTAAGGCTTCGCCGTAGTACGCCGCGTACAGCACGCTTATGGTGTCGCCTGCTGCTACGGCAAAAGAGCCGGTATAACTGCTGCGGCACACTCCTGCTAGGCCAGCGTACACTCCATTCTTGTACCACTCACTGCTCTGATCACTGTCTCCGCACATAGCACCTTGCGCCGTTACGTTAATGTAAAGCATGCCGGATGTTTGTACTGTGAATGCAGATGCGGCACCTGCGCTTGAACCCGCAACACCGCCCCATCGGATTGACCCCGACCAGACCAAGGGACTGGCTGCGGTTCCCGAGCCAGAGGCAGTGCCGTTTGTCGTCAGGCCGGAAAGCGGAGTGAGTGCCGCAGCGGGCGTAGGCGTTGCGGTTGGTTCTGGTGTGGGAGTGGGTGTAGCTGTTGGTTCTGGGGTAGGCGTTGGTGTAGCTGTTGGTTCTGGGGTAGGCGTTGGTGTAGCTGTAGGCGGAATTGGCGTTGCTGTTGGTGTTGGGTTTGATCCACCGCATGTTGTAGATGATAGTGTTGGTGCTGGTGAGCTGGCAAGATAGGTTGTCCAACCGCTTAATGGCGGAGTGGCTGATGAAGAAAGGTTAAAATACTGAGTAAATGTCCAGTTACTATTGCCAGCCTGGATAAACCATCCAGGTCCATAGTTTTCCTCCTCATTTACTACCCAATTATTTGTATATTCTATTGTGTAATTACTTCCAGCCAATACATATCGGGCTTTTCCATTAAGAGTGCCGTCTGGGCAATAGGTGCCGTTAAAGGCTGATGAACCAGCACCGCTCACGACAAATCCTTGCGCTCCCCCTGCTCCAGCTGTAGCTGTTGGTTCTGGTGTGGGAGTGGGTGTAGCTGTCGGTTCTGGGGTAGGCGTTGGTGTAGCTGTTGGTTCTGGTGTGGGAGTGGGTGTAGCTGTTGGTTCTGGTGTGGGAGTGGGTGTAGCTGTTGGTTCTGGTGTAGGCGTTGGTGTAGCTGTTGGTTCTGGCGTAGGCGTAGCTGTTGCTGTTGGTGTTGGTGTAATCGATAGCGTGACTGTGATGTTGTCTGTGCCAACGTCTCCCGAATCGTCTTTTGTGTACGTCACTACCACGTACTGGCCAGAAGTCACCGAGAGTGTGCCGCTGGCTGTTTGCGTGCCAGAGCGGACCGACAGCGTCGTCACAGTTCCTGGGATAGCGCCGCCAGGTGTGTGCTGTGCTGGAGAGCCGGTGGTACGGTAGAGGGATCCAAAGTCATAGTCCTGCTCGCTGCTCATCTGTAGCGACCATGACAGCGTGCCTGACTGAGTGATCAACAGCCATAGGCGATTGTCGTGGTACGTATTTCCGCCAACGACTGCTACCAGCGGAGAGGCAGGTGTGCCGGACCCGGTAGCGCTGTACTCCGACGACGAAAACACATTCCCCAACGAGTAAAACGCACTGAACGATATGTACGCCGCGCTAGCTGTTGGTGTTGGTGTAGGCGTTGGTGTAGCTGTAGGCGGAATTGGCGTTGCTGTTGGTGTTGGTGTAGGCGTTGGTGTAGCTGTAGGCGGAATTGGCGTTGCTGTTGGTTCTGGGGTAGGCGTTGGTGTAGCTGTTGGTTCTGGGGTAGGCGTTGGTGTAGCTGTCGGTTCTGGTGTAGGCGTTGGTGTAGCTGTAGGCGGAATTGGCGTTGCTGTTGGTTCTGGGGTAGGCGTTGGTGTAGCTGTTGGTTCTGGGGTAGGCGTTGGTGTAGCTGTTGGTTCTGGTGTGGGAGTGGGTGTAGCTGTCGGTTCTGGGGTAGGCGTTGGTGTAGCTGTTGGTTCTGGTGTTGGTGTAGGTGTTGCGGTTGGTTCTGGCGTAGGCGTAGCTGTTGCTGTTGGTGTTGGTGTAGGTGTCGGTGTTGCGGTTGGTTCTGGTGTAGGCGGAATTGACGTTGCCGTAGGAGTGGGCGTAGGCGTTGCCGTAGGAGTGGGCGTAGGAGTTGGTGTAGGCGTGCCAACGTTTTGATCAACAAACCCAAAACAAACGGTGCAGTAATTTTCACTGACTGTGTAGTTGAACGTCACACTGCTCATTGCGCCGTCGATGCGAATGATGTTAAAACCTTCTTCGCCAATAAACTGCGTGTACTGGAAATCCGGCCCTGTACCTACTGGATTTTGATATGTTGTTTCGCCGCCTGACGACCAAATCGGCGTAAACGGTCTTGGCGCGCCATTTTCATCGAGCACAATTACCGTAACTGGCGTTCCGCTTTGGCCCACACTCGCAAACGCGACTAGGGCGTCTGTGACAGGCGAACTAAACACCGCCGTAAACACACCGGCCTGCGTGTTTTTAAGTTGCGTGCCAGTCGCCGGTACGCCGTATTCTGCCGGGAAATTTGAAGCCGCGTACATGCCGGGGTGCGGCTCCATACCGCCGCCGGTCTGGGTAATCGCGACTGTAATGTTGTTCTGCCCGATTCCAGACGCCGTGGTGGAATCTACGCTAAGCATTCGCATCCACTTGAAACCAGAATCGCCAGTGCAAGAAAAGTCATCGCAAGTCGCTAACGGGTTGTAGTTGTCGGCGACTGGGTTCGTGCAGCCATAAACACACGGAATACATGAGCCGTCGTCGCACGTTGCGTTGGGGTTGTAATTAGTGGCCGTGTCATCCGTGCAACCCTCAACACACGGCGCGCAAACTTGCTCAGCCGCATATGGCGCGGGCCAATTTACAAGCCAAGGTCGGGCTGCGTAACTGTACGCCCGCGCAAGTTCTCCGTATGTCGCATTTGTGTAAAGCCATACGCCTGTCTCATAGCGAACAACTTCATCCCCGTATTGATAAGTTGCTCGGCCATAAGGTGCGTAGGGAATAGGAGAAAGCGTGCGCTCGCCTGCGGCCCAGCCAGTCATTTTGACGGGAGCTGTGGCCTCATCGCAACACGAGTCGCCGCGGCAAAACACCAACGTATCGCCTACAAACACGCGTTCAACGTCGTCATCGCCTATTTTGATAGACGTGATATTGCTGCTGCCTATGTATGTATCGCTGTTTACCACTGGCATAGCGATTACTCAGCAACAATGTAGTACACGGTTGCCGGATCTTTAGTCGCCAGCGCGTTGTACCCGGTTTGGGTAATTTTGACGATGTTTGTAATCACCGTTGCGCCTGTGATTTCAGCGGCGTCGCTTTCTACGTAGTTGTTATCCGCACCACCAACCTGCACAGCTGTTTCGTCGTCAAGCCCGGCATATAGCTTATTCTGCTCGTAGTCGTAGAGCAGCTCACCGGGTTGTACGTTAATAGGCGCGCCGTCAGTGGCGTTCTCGGCCTCGCGGCGACGCCGCGGCATGTGAATAGCGCGAAAAACACGCGCTGGTTCTTCTGGCATAATAGCCCCCTAGTTACCGAAGAGTCGGCGTTTCAACTGTTACGGTCAGCGCAAAGTTTTTGCTACCAGTACCCGCCGGTTTAATCCACAAATACAGAAAACGCTGCGCATTTGACGGCGAGCCGTCGCGGTTCATATACGCGACGTTTGTGTTCGTGTTTTCCGCGATGTCTACAACGTCCGGATCAGCAACAACGTCAGCAAAATCGGACAGGCTCAACACATGAAAAGACTCCGCCGGCAGAGATGCGTTCGGCTCTGTTTCTTGATTGCTTGAATAAAGATCCGCCGTAAAACCAGCTTTTGCACCAGTGCTCTGAACAAGCGAGTACCCGCGCAGAATACCGCGATGCGGCATCGGGATCGGGATTACTGTTTCTTGGTTGCTTACCGCGGTAAACGCTTTTGTGCCGGACCAAATCGTGCTAGCCATATTTCACCTATTACGAGTTTGCAACGGCACTGAGATCCACGTTTTGCGAATTCTCGTCCGGGTACGGGTCAATTGTCTTCTGCTTTAGGAAGAGAATAACGTCGCCAAGCATTTCAAAAGCATTGCGCAACGAATCTTCCAGCTCCGGCATATCGGACTTGCCGTATCGGTCAGCGAACCGGTCGCCGTGCCAGTAAAACATAAACAGAATGCGACCCAGCTTATCGAGCCCCTTAGACAACTCGCCCATGTATCGGTCAACGAGGCTGTCGTCGCGGACTGCGCGTAGCATGCCGCCGATCATAGCCGTATCGAACACTTCTTTTTGCCCAGAATTTGCGGCGTCAAGAATCTGTTGAATATCGCGCTCTGGCATTTTGCCGAGCACACCTTTGTCGTACATCGGGTTCGGGTTATACACAGACCGGTCTGTGCGCATAGCGCTCATACCGCTGACAGGCACGCCGAGATCGATGCCAAGCTGCGTCGGTTGCGTTGTGCCCAGCACGCTCTCGCCGCCCATAACGGGACTAGGAATTGTCGGCGCGGTCGGAGCGTCGTTGACCATCATCGGCGCGCCGTAAGGATTAGCGTATTTAATCCGTGTCGCCACCTTACGACTTGCCGCGGCCTTTTCGATAATGTCGCGGGCAGCGGCTTCGCGAAGTCCGTGATCTTTAACTAGATGCACAAGCGCGGCTGTAGGCGTACCAATCAACCGGTCATTCACCGTTACATCGGTGCCGGAGTGATACACGGTTAAAGCCGCGGTCTTCTGCATTAACGCCAATTGCGCGTCAACTAAATTACCCGGCATGAGCGGCGGCGGGTCGCTTTCTCCGCAACCGCACACACCTTGATCCCCAACGTCAGCCTCCGTTTTGTCATCCTCGCCGGGCGCGCACTTTAGCAGCTTAAAGCCCTCGGGCACAAAAATGTCGCCCATCGAGTTACGCAGGCTCGAGCCCTGCTTTCCGTTTAAATGAATGCGCACGCCGTCGCGCCACTTGTCGTAGTTGAGCGGGTCAGTGTAGCAGCAAGGCGAGATGTGCCCCTTCGGCGGGTACTTTGAATGATCTTCTAGATGCACTTCATATGACGTTGTGCCATACTCGCTTTCGCCAAGTTCGCGTAAAACACGAATAGGGCAAGTTGAATCGCCGGACTTGCTGATCAGCATTGCGCGCGACCTTCCGGTCGGCAGGCTGGTCGCCGTTTTGAGCCCGTCGAACCACTTATCAAACTCTTCGCCCTCAATACGAGTTAGGGCAAAGACCTGGTCGGCCCGAGTGTTGATCCACGTCGGCTGCCCGTCTACGCGAACAACTGTAACGAAATCCGCGCGCTTGCCGGCGCCCATGGGGTACAGAGCTACGTAGCAGCGCTCAATATCGCCGGGTTTTACAAGAATGTCGTACAGTCCGGATTCGGTCGGGTTGAACAGTTTCTTTTCAACCTGCACCTGATACGGTACCGAAACGTTATCGCGGTCACGTTGGTCTACGATAAGCACGCCGTCACGAAGCAGCTTTTCTTGGTCTTCTTCGCTGTAACCTTCGGGCAGTTTGGTCTGCACCGTGGTATCCATAGTGATAACCTTCAGACCCTTAACCGAATCCGGAGTTTCGGGCGCTTCCGACAACACGCTGGCAATCTTGGTGACAGACTCGCGCGCAGTGGCCGCGGCGATAGCTTCTTTGATGATGTTCAGTCCATGAAACTCTTCGAGGGCCGCGGCTAACTCCGGCGCGTGTTGGCAGGTCTTAACAAGCACCTCGATGGTCTGCAGCCGGGCTTCCTTGAGGAATGTAGCCAGATTTAAAGTTTGCCCGATATCCTCAAACGCCTTCTGCGTGTTCATCGTGGCTGTTTTGGCCAGCGCCGGCATAACAGCCGTAATCATCTCTTTCAGCGTCGGCTTGGCTGAGCCGAACTTAGACGGCGACCGAGAAAGCTGCGTGAAATCTGGCTGTCGCTGGCCAAGCGCCGCCATGTTGCGATCGACGCCCTGGCCGAGCACGTTAGGCTTGCGGTTTACGAGGTAATTAATCCAATTTTCTTTGAGCGGCACGAACATGTCCTGATTTTTCAGGTACAGCAGTTCGTGACCTTTAAGGTCGCCATTAAGAAAGAACATCGGAGCATAGAGCCACAGCGACCCGACCTTAAACGCAAAAACGCCCACCGCCTTTGTGTTTTCGTTGTTGCGGTCGAGCAGCTGGAAACCGATCTCGTGGTCAAGCAGGCCGGGCGCCTTGTCTTGTAGATAGGCGTGGGCCAGGTTGCTGAAAGCCTGCTCAAACGGCGTGTCGTCGCCTTTGCCGCCCAAAGCGGCTGTCTTTACGCCATTCCGGGCGTATTTCGCCATGGCTTTAAGTTGGTTTGCAACAGATTTGCTGTGATTTTTGGCCACGGCTGCCTCCATGCGGCTAATTTTACGATCGCGTCAATTACCTGATAATTTACCCGGATTTGCCTTTACGATCCACTATTTTGCGTTATAGGCTTCCATCCGCTTGTCGGGCCTGTTAATCCAAATGTCTCGCCGCGGGCCAAAGTCGGCACGAAACTGCTGCCAGCTGTATCGCTAACGCCGCCGCGATGCGTTGCGTTAAGTAGGCTTTTCTGCTGATATGACCCCATCATACGTGTCATCCAGTCAGGATCTGTTGACGCGCTCGCCATGCCACGGATCATTTCTGGTTCGAACGGCGGCGGTTCTTTATGCGCCTCAATGTTTTTAATGCCGTACTTCTCTAGATTGCCGATAACCGATTTTCCGATTCTTGTGCCGATTGAATAATGCAGCACAGGCCGTTCAAGATAGTGTCCGACCATGCTCTTTGGCGCGCCCTGCACGCTACCAGCTCGCGGCTGCCAGCTGCGCTCAAGCATGTTGTAGGGCACAACATCGTCCGGTACGTAATCGCCGTACTCGCCGGTTAAACGCACATGATTGATTAAACCGCGCGATAACAGCTCAATGTTACGCCGGTGTGCGGTTATTCCGCTATTTTTCAGCACCTGCCGCATTGCGCTGACAAAATATCGACGGCCCTCGCCGACGCCCTTGTGGCGAACAATTTCTCCGGGGTTTGGCATACCCTCGGATATAACATCGCCGGCTTCTAGTTCGTCTCCGCGCTTAACGCTAAGCGGCACATCTGTCGGCACATAATGTTCTCGGCTGTTAACAACGACATAATGCCCACCCTGCGGCGCTTGTCGTATTTCTTGTACAACGCCGTCTACTTGCGAATGCGTAGCGCCGTTTGGATATTTTTCTGGCACCTGCACCAGCGCGTTTAGCGCCTTAAAGCCGGCGATTGCGCCAGCACCGCCTACGCCGCCAGAATGCTTTGAACTAATTTGACTTTGTGTTACAGGTTCTGCCAATGCTTGCGCGGCAGCGATCCCGACGTAGTCGCCAATGGGCGGCATTCTGTTTTTCTCGCGAATGCCGACGTCGCGTGAAAATACGCCGCCGTCGCTCGGGCCGCCCACCGTAGGGCTGCGTACAAGGATGTCTTTAACGCCCATGCCCTTGATGTCTTTAAGGATCTTTGGCGTCAAAATCGTATTGCGCTTATACGGCCCAACTGCGCGCGCCAAAAGCGCACCTTCGTTGTCCTCGTCGTCAACATCCGACGGAAATCCGCGCGTATCTGCGTCTTGACTGTCATCGTCGTCATCGGCTGTAACAAGCAGCCGATGGTTCATTTGCGTAAGCTGTTTTGCAAAAAAACCGGCATCCGATGTAGCCGTCTTTAAATCGATCAGACCTTTACGCGTACCAAACGCTCCTGCAAAGTACTCTACCGGGCGCAGTCCCTGGCCATAGCCGCGCAGAACCGGAATCGGAATCGGCTCGTTACGATGATCGACGTACTGCATGTCAGAGCCAATAATGCTGTTTAACTGAAATTTGTTGCCTTTCACTCCGGAATAAACTTGGTGAAACAGCGGGTTGTCACTTGATTCGGCTTCGTTGTACACGGAGTCGATGAGGTCTTTTTGCGCCTGTGACGTAATCTCCAGAATTTTCATGTTGCGCTGTTTATCAGACAAATTTCGATTAGCGAGTACGGAGCGCAACTGCTGTCGAATTTCATTCTGCTTTTTTCGCGCGGATATGGTGGCAGCCACGGCGTCTAGACCAACGGACAAACCGCCCGTCGTGTAAGAAGTTTCAGCGCCAATATCCTGCAAATCTTTCATGACCTCGCGGTATTTGTCTGGATACCGTTTAGCGAGATCTGTAGCTAGACCGGTTATGTTCTTCTTCGTCAGCACGCGGTTGTAATCGCGCATGTCTGGCGGAAGCGCATTGTTGATCAGCAGCTGGCCTAGCGTAGTTTTTAGCATTTCACAACGAGTACTTTATCTCGTCAATGTTTTTGACCGTTATGTCTTTTACAAGCGTCGTTCTGTCAATTCCTAGCGCTTTTAACAAGCTTTGAAAGTTGCTATCGCCGGCCTGCGCTGTAACTATTGTTCCAGCGTCAGCTTCAACTGCTACAAACAAAATGTTGCCAAAATTGTCTTCGACAATTACGCTGTGCGCGTCGGCGACATTTGGTTGCAGGTAGTGTTGCGATTTAACGCGCATTCTTCATCAAACTCTTGTATAGGACCGCCGCCGCATCTGCCGCAACTTGCAGATTAATTGGCTGCTCTTCAGTGTTTCTGGCAACCGGATCGCCGATATATGAGGCCGCTTTCGGCTCGTCGGCGTCCCACCAATTGGCTGCTTTAACGGGCGGAATGGGCGGTACCGCTCCGCCGGTTTGCGCGGGGTCCATACCGTTGTAAACACCGCCGGCGGTCGCGGGATCAGTCGGCGCAGCGGGAGCTGGCGCGCCAGCACCGCCAGGTAGTGCAGTCTCCGGCGCAGGTGCGGCTGTCGAACCGGGCGGCAGCACAATGGCTTCCGGCGGTAACTGTACGCCCATAGCGTTCATAATCGCGGTGAGCTGCTGCTGCATGTTGTACAGACGATAATCAATCATCTGCATCATTTGCTCCGGCTTTAATTTCTGCTGCGCCGGAGCCACTTGTGCGGGCGGCATCGGCGGCATTGGCACAGGGGCCATACCAGCCATAGGATCAGCAGCGGCTGCGGCGGCTGCGGGATCTCCAGCGGGCGGAGCAGCGGCAGCGGCTGCCGGATCCGCCGGCATACCGCCAGCGGCCATACTAGGGTCAACCGCAGGAGCGGCGCCAGCGACCTGCGGCGAAAGTACAGCAGCAGATTTATTAAACCTTGTGCGCGCAAGCCGCAGTAGCTCAGAATTCACAATAGCCATGGAAATCTCCTTGTTTCGCGTAGTTAATCATTTTCCACAATATGCACCGGCGTGTCGACCTCAATTTCGCCGCGGCGATACGCTGCGATAGCGTCCGCGGATGTTTTGTACACGCGCGCGGGCGATTTCTTATTCACTCGGTTTGACGCTACGTACAGCCCAGAGTGCAGCTCAGCTACCGGTGTAAAATGCGCTTTAAACGACGCCGCCGCAAATAAATTCTTACTGGGCAGCATTTTTTCTACTGCTTCTTTAGCCGCGGAATCAGTGCTGGGCACATGAAACTGCATGGCATCGCCGTCGAAATCCGCTCCGAAACCTTTAGTCACAAGCGGACTTACTTCCATTGTTTTATTTTTCGTCAATTTCGGGTAGAACGCCATCATACCGTAGCGATGTAAAACTGGCGCGCGGTTGATTATGATCGGGCGCGAATCTAGCTGGTTTAGCAGCTCAGCCCGCGCAGCCTGGCTCTTACTGTCAAACGCGTTAATCGCTTCCATTCTCGGAAGGCCGCGCCGAACAAGTCCCCGCACGATAAACGGCTTGTAAATCTCCCAAGCTTTTTCTTCGGGCAGCGCGACGTGATCCATATCTAAATCGGCGTTCGGTGTGATCACTGCGCGACCTACTAAGTCCACTGTGGAGCTCAACAGCTTACGCTGCACAGTGCCATACTTCGGCGAGCTTCCAAAAATTTGCGACAAAAAGCCGCGGACACGGCGCTCGACGTTTTTAGCTTGTACTGGGTCGCCAAGCCCGGTAACGCTTTTCATCGCGTCGTAAAGCCCTAGCCGCTCGTCACCGACATCGTCTAACACACCGCTTGAGTCTTTTAATGCGCTATTTGCGTCGAGTAGTTCTTTGTACAAGTAGTTAGCGTCGGCAACTAGTGGTAACTTTTTCTGCCCCATAGTCGACACGGGACGAAACGCCGGCGGAATAACTGGCATCTTAGACAGCATCCAATTTTCTGGGTGAACACCAGTCTTTTCAGCAGTCTTTAAAAACGCTAAGCGGCGAACAGCAGCATCGCGCATCGTTTTACGGCCAGATTTGATATCCTCGCGCGCCTGCTCAATTGCCTTGGGTACGTTAATCCGGCTGAGCGCTGTCTTAATTGCCGCCGGGCCTGTTTGGTCGCCCAATTTTTCACGACCAGCGAGTACAGCACGAAACGTCTTTTCGGTTAACCCAAGTGTGCGCCGGATGGGTTCTTCCATTACGGGATTAGGCATTGATTCGTGCAGCGTAACTTTCGACCAGCGGTTGCCGTTATGCCCGCCAGTCAATGTTTCGTCGAATAACCCGCCTGACTTCGGCCGTAAGCCGCCCTTCCAATCGACTGTTTCTGCATTTTGAATTTCGCGGTCGCCGGCAAGTTCATCGATGTCTTTATCCGTTAATGCCATGATGTGCGTTTTGGTGCCTTGCCGCACAGTGTTAATTCCGGCACCGCGCAACTGCTCCACAAACTTACTGTAAACTTGCGGAATTTTTGGCAGCGGCGGCGAATACCCAGCCATGAACTGCGACCAATACTCCGGATTCGCCTGCCCCCGCACCATCTTGGCGTCACGAATAACTTGACCGGCGCCGTGCGATAACAAAGCGCCGAGATCGAGCATGCCGACGCGTTTCGCGCCTTCGACGCCGCCTTTCGCCGGAGCGCCCTCAGCGGTATACCCGCCTGTAGACCGCCCCTGCGCCTTACTTTCGCTGGTGTGGTGTAGCTTCATAAAGAAGCGATTACCCGTCAACACGCCGCGTATTTTGCGGCCAGTAGTTGGGTCAGTTACGTCTTCTAAATCTTGCAGTTGATTTTTACGTAATTCGTCTTTTGCAAACTGTATGAGATCCTTAGCGCTGTCAAAGTCTTTTATCTTGTAGGGTTGGCCTGTCTTCTCTGCCACCTTACCCAGCGCGGCCTCCACAAGCTGTGACGGATTAATGCGGCTGGCTAAACCAAGCGGACTAACCAAAACCTCTAACGGCCGGCCTTGCTTGTCCTGCGGCATTTCGTCGTCAGCGATAATTTGAGCGACTACGCCCTTATCTCCGAAACGTCCCGTAAGCTTGTCGCCGACTTCCATCGGTGCTTGATTTTTCACAACAACGCTGAAACCGTTTTTTGTTTTTGCGACGTCTGTAACTACGCCGGGCGCATGATGCTCCCACGTAACTGAATTATTTGTGAAATTTGCAGACTTGCCGCGAAACACCTGACCGTATGTCGTCTCGCGTGCTTGGCTAACAAGGATTAGCGGATCGCCGTAATTTACTGTTGCGCCCTTTTTAATCACGCCGTTGTCGTCGAAATTGCTTAGCAGTTTTTTGTCATACTCGCCGGGAAACAAGCTGATAAATTTCTTTTTGTCGATGTGCGTATTGTCGTCGGCTTCTGCTTCGTGCTGGTACATGTGCTCAGAAGTCAGCCGCTTAGCCGCCGATTCCGACAGCACAATTGAATCGTCGTATACAGCGCCGCGGAACGGTAAATAGCCAACGCGCATATTTAGGCCGAGCGCCGCAGTCCCCTTGTCGTCTGTGAAATTAGACCGCGCCAACAATTGCCCGGGTTTTACTGTGTCGCCCGGCTGCACAAGTGGTGTTTGCGTCCAGAACGTTTTGCGATTAAATGGCGCGTCGTTATACAGATCGATTGAGCGCTTATCGCCATTCTTGTCGCGTAAGATAATCTCATCTGGCGTTACAGCCACAACTTGAGCTACAGCATCTGCCCGGATAGCGCCGAGGCTTGTGCCCATATCATCTTCATATGACTTGTTTACGTCTTCAGCCATCGCGGACTGAATAAACGGCGCTTCTGGTTTAGTTAGCGGAAGCGCTTGCGTAAACATGCGGCTGCCCATGATTACGCGATGCCCCTTCATCATCGACTTCAGCGGTACCATGTTGCCAAGAGTCGAGAAAGACGCGTCCATACTCGGCAGCATGTATTCCGCCTTTTCGCGCGGAATGTAGGTCATCTTGCCGTTAACAATTGCAGCCACCGCCGGCAAATCGCTCTCCTCTTCTCCCGGAAATACAATCGGGATGTCCGCTATTTCTTGCGGCGATTTGTATTCCAGTTTGCCAGTTTTCAGATTTTTGACTTGCGTGTAAATTTTGCCGTCGGCGCCCTTTACAGCACCGCGGGCAAATCGCATATCGACGCCGACTTTTCCGCTCTCTGGTGTGCGCAGATAATCAATAAAACCGAAATGGCTCGGCTGCACGCTGCGGCTTTCTACCGGCACTGCGTCAAGACTACCGATACCGCCCTCGCCAAGTCTGGTGACGCGCGTTTGGTGATCGAAAATTTCAGCCGGATTAATTTCTTCAAGGCTTGAGCCAAGCCCGCTGCCAATCAGCGCCGCAGTAATAGCTTTGTTGAACGCGCCGGTAGGAATGTGATCAAGTGTTTTTTTAGCCGTCGCTTTCCACAAAAGCTGCCTGACCATTGCGCGATCTTTTGTAAACCGCTCAGCGATCAAATCTTCCGGCCCGAATACCTGCTGAAACGCCATGCTGTCGCGGTCGTCTGTGTCGACCTCTTTACGATTTACAGCAATCAGCTTTTTTGTGATCTTCAGAATAGCGTCAGGCGTCAAGTTCTTTAGCGGCTCGCCGAGCGTGCGTTTTGTTACTTCTGGATCCATCTCCATTTTCGCAAACTCTTCGGCGATTGCGCGCTGCTTGCCGTCTGCGTCCAGCCCGGCCACAGGTTTGTAGACAAGACGGTTATAGAGTTTGTCTAATGTGCCGGCATCACCTTTGGCCATATTAACCGCGGTCAGCTCATTGCCCCACGCCGATCGAATGTCCTGCTCCGACACCCCGACTGCTTTGAGTAGCGGCATGAGCGGAATTTGCGCCTGCCCGATGTTGATTTTAAATACACCGGTTTTTGGATCTAGATAATATCGATGCATGCGGCCTTTGCCGGGCAGCACATTTACATGCGCCTCGAGCTCGCCGTTGTCTTTCTCGCGCGTGTATACGCCAGGACGAAGACGCAATTGATGCGCTAGCGTATACTCAACGCCGTTGTGCACAAATGTGCCGGCGTCTGTCATGTACGGCACATTGGCCAGCGTCGCGCGGCGATTGGCGATCACTTCGCCGCTCTTATTGTCTGTCAGCTGCCAGGTACCGCGTAGTTTTCTCG